GCAAGGACCTCGAAAGATAGTCTGAACCAAGTCATTACTGACAAGGTCAGAAGCGTCTTTCAGATCTATGGTAGCTAGGCTACCATCCAAAGACCCGGCTCGCGCTAAACGCCTGTTGATCGACTGGTCAACAAAACGGATGGACTGAAACCCAAATTCCTTGGATTCCAACCACACCATCAGAGGCTTTGCAATACTCTGCTGCATCAGCATTGTATAGCTAGGTTCTACTGAAATAGTGCGAGGAGTTTTGAGGGTTTTAGGGACTTGAACAACCCTTACGGGTTCTTCTTCTTCTTCCTCGACAAAGCGTATCCCACTAAGGGAATCACTATGTTCTGAAGAAGCTGCGTGAAAAGAACTAGGGAAGAAACCCTCAGATCTTTTCGGCCATGCTTTGACGGTATTTCGCTCATTGCGTTTTAACCTCTCAGCAGTGGCACCTGGGCCGAATATGCTTGGAAAGCAATAAAGCTGTCCAGCAAACACTTCGAGTCCAGACCACAATATGCCACTGACAGTGCTAAATAAGCCACTGTCAAAATGGCAATTGCGGCTACGCCAGTCCACCTCTCCGTCATTGGAACGATACCTTTCGTATGCCGCTTTGACACGCGGCTCCGAACAGGGCAATTCGACCTTTTTGAAAAGGCGAGTTACCTGCCGGATTGCAGCTATTGCACATACGTCCGGTTCGTCCAAGACGAATCCATCGTCATCAAAGATGCGCCTGAAGTAACCCGACAATAAAGCCGGGAGATTCCGCCTTTTGCTTACTGATCGAAATCCAGTAAACATATTGCGCGTGAGGCGTCCTTGGGTGAGCCCCTTTAAAAGGGCATCATCCAAAGCGGGAAGAGTGATCGTAAGAAAACTCATCCCTTCTCTTTGATAACGGCTATGACAATAGTCATAGTCCTTGTCGATGGTGTCCGATGACTGCAGTCCTAAGTCGATTAGGACCCGTCTGAGGAGCATGGTCGGTATTTTCATCACTTCCCTTTAATATCCTAGGGTGTGGTGAGACCGTCCGTATGTACGTGAGCTTTACAGCTCGCCACCCAGGAGCTTGTCCCGATTCGCATTGGTAAACCAAGCGAGGATACCGGCAGTAAGATAGCCGAGGTCCGTA